AGATGCTTTGGTTATCATCCTGCAAAGTCAACTAGTTTAGTTTCGACTGAAGACTTACCATTTGCTTTATCTATTCATCCTTTAAATACACCAAACCTCTACGGAACGCCTAGAGTTGGTGATTGGGTTTTTGGTTTCTTCTTAGATTCTCTATCTGCACAAGAGCCTGCGATTTTAGGATACCTTCCTGCAATACCCGAAGCCGCTTCAGAGTATTTCGGTACAGCACCCAATCTAACTAGAAACTTTGCTAGAGTCAATACTGCAAATAATTCTGCAAATACAATTTGTTGGGAGATTAGTAATAACATAGTTGAAGTTGTTACGCAATCTTCAACTGAAGCAAACGGACATATATTAATTCAGCACAAAACTGGCGCAAAAATTAATATAGATTCTGATGGAAAAATTTCAATCTACACACCAACTAATGATATTTCAATTGAAGCGACAAATGGCGATATCAATTTAAACGCAAAGAACATTAATTTAACAGCGTCAGAATCAATAACGACTACATCAACTTTAGCGACAACCGTTGTTGCTGGAGGTCTTGCTTCTATTACTGCTGGTGGTGCGGCCACTATTACTGCTGGTGGTGTGTTTAGTGCGGCCTCTGGAGGTCTTGCTTCTATTACTGCTGGAGGAGCATTTACTGCGACTGCTGGTTCATACATGGATCTAACAGCATTAGCTGGAATATTAAATATAGAAATTTCAAATTCTATTTCAATAGATACACCAGCAATATATTCAACTGGAACTTTAGATACCACTGGTCAAATAGTTGGTGCTGGAATAGGACTCAGCACCCACGTACATGAGGGAGTTCAATCTGGTGCTAACACAACATCTACAGGTATAGAGATATAAGTTAAAATCACAGTCTACACAGTAATATAACATACTGTCAAGCAAAAGTCAACATTTTATAAGGAAATAATAATGACAAATCACGAAAACTTAGTAAATTTATTTGAATCATATCTTGCAGAAAGCGCAAAGTTTGACGAAAAAGGAAATAAAGCGGCTGGCACTAGAGCAAGAAAAGCATTAGCAGAGTTCACTAAAGCCGCAAAAGAACGCAGAAAAGAAATCCAAGACGCAAAGACTGCCGAATAACAGACATAAATAAAAGAAAAAAATGGCAGATATTGTATTTTATAAAGATTTACCTTTAGATTTCACACCTCATCCTGTGACGGGTGACGTTCGTCCCATCACAAATGAAGTTGCGATCAGAAGGTCTTTGTCTAATTTAATTAATACACCAAAAGGCACACGACCATTTATGCCAGACTATGGTAGCAGTGTTAAAAATTATCTGTTCTCTAGAAATGGCGCATTCACATTGTATGAACTTAGAAACAGTCTTAAAATTGACATTGAGAAATACGAAAAGCGTATAACTTTAAAAGACATAAAGGTTAACTACTCGGATGATGGATTTGATATCAAGTTGGAATATACCATTAAAAATGCGACTGGTATTTCAGGTCTACAAACAACAATCAAGAGGACAGCATAATGGCATCCGATAATAATTTAAAACTAGATGCGCTAGACTTTCAAGGAATAAAAACCAATTTTAAATCCTATCTGCAAGCGCAAGATCAATTCAGAGACTATAACTTTGAAGGCTCTGGACTTAATGTTCTGCTTGACCTGTTAGCATATAATACATACTACAATTCTTTCTACCTAAACATGGTAGCCGCTGAAGCATTTTTGCCGACAGCACAAAAAAGAAATTCAGTTGTCAACTTAGCAAAGTCTTTAAACTACACACCACGTTCAATCACATCTGCATCTATTAGCGGAACTGCAACATTGACACTTACTAGTTCTCCAGTAAGTATAACTATTCCTGCATATACTTCTTTTAGGGGTACAGTAGATGGAAAAGCATTTAACTTTTTAAACACAAGTTCAGTTATTGTATCACCAACAAATGGTGTTTATAGTAGCACAATGTCTCTTCGAGAGGGACGATATATTAACAGAAGATATACTGTAAATCTGAATGATTCGGATCAAAGATTTTTAATTCCAAATAAAGACGTAGACACATCAACATTGACTGTTAGTGTTTTAAATTCTTCAGTCGATAGCACAACAAGAACATTTTCAAAAGTTGTTAATTTAGTTGAAGTCACATCTACAACTAGAGTTTATTACATTGAAGAAGCTGAAGATGGCCAATTTGAAATTAAATTTGGTGATGGTGTCTTTGGTGTTGCGTTAAATGCAGGCAATATTATTGTGCTTGAATATCTTGTGTCTAATGGTTCTTCAGCAAACGAAATCGAGACATTGACATATTCAGATGCTATTGCAAACGTGACAACAATTGCCTTTGTTGCATCCGATCCAGCCGCTGGTGGTGCAGACAGAGAAACAATCAATCAAATTAAATTCAATGCACCAAAAGCATATGAAGCACAGAATCGTGTGGTAACAGCCGATGACTATAAAACTCTAATGTTACAGCAAGCAACAGTAGATTCTTGCATTGTTTGGGGTGGTGAAGACAATGATCCACCAACATATGGTAAAGTATTCATTGCAGTTAAACCTACCGTTGGTGATGTATTGACGGCAACAGAAAAACTTAATTTGATTAATTCTATAATTAAACCTAAAAAAGTTTTAACTATATCTACAGAAATTGTTGATCCCGAATACACATATATTATTGTTGATGTGACTGTAAAGTATCAGTCTGATGCAACAATATCAACTTCGGCTGAAATTGAACAACTTGTAATTGACACAATTAAAACATACAATACAGATGAAATTAATCAATTCTCAAAATATTTCAGATATTCTAAATTATCTAGACTGATTGATGTTTCTGAGAGATCAATCTTAAGTAGTGTTACTACAGCACAAATGCGAAAAGAAGTTGACGTTCAATTGGGTGTAGGCACACGATATGAGATTAATTTCTCAAATGCAATTGACGATGCAACTGATGGCAGACCAACAACTCAATCATTTGGTGTTGGTAATAAAATCACATCCAATGCATTTACTTTGGGTGGGTTTTCAAATTGTTACTTAGAAGATAACAATGGTTTAATTCGTATCTACAGAGTACTTGGGATTGAAAACGTTGCTGTATCTGTTAATGCCGGATCAATTAATTACGTTACAGGTAAGATTATATTAACTAACTTTGCACCAACTGCGTTCAATGATGGTGGCACAACATTAAAAATAACTGCGGTGCCACAAGACAAAGACATTCTTCCATTAAGAGGTCAGATTATTACAATTAGAGATGCTGACATATCAGTCACAATGATTGATGATAAATCAATTAGTTTAGTCAACAGATAAAAAATGAATGATTCATTTTTCAAACCTTCATTAAATGTAGAATCATTTATTGGTGAAAATTCTTCCGTTAATACGGAAAGATTTTTGCTGTTTATGAAAGCATACTATGAATGGATGCAATCTACAACATTATCAGTAACCAATAAAACTGAAACGTTTGTTGTTGGTGAAACAATTGTTGGCGCAACTTCTGGCGCAATTGCATCGATCAAAGAAGTTAAAACAAATTCTATTGTAATTGCACTAACATCAAGAACTGTATTTGCATATACTGAAAGTGTTACTGGTCAGACTTCTGGTGCTACTGCAACAATCAGTATAATTAAAGACAACGTTGGTCGTGCATCAGGAAATATTTTAAACTATAAGAATCTTGAAACTTCCGTTGACAAGTATGTTGATTACCTCAGAGAAGAATTATATCCTAGCATACCTGCAACATATTATGGTAATAAACAACTAGTTGCACAATATTTTAAAGATTTTTATGAATCTAAGAGTAACGAACAGTCTTACAGATTCTTGTTCAAACTTCTATACAATGAAGACATTGATTTTTATTATCCAGGAACTGACATTCTTCGTATATCTGATGGTAATTTTGAAAAGACACAAATCATCAGAACAATTGCTATATCTGCCGACACTAGAGATATATTTTTATTTTTAAATAAAACTATTCGTGGACAAACTTCTGGTGTTCTCGCAAACGTAGTTGACATTAAAAAATTCTTTATTGGTGCATTAGAAATCTCAGAGATGACACTTAAACTCGTCAGCGGTACTTTTACTGCGGGTGAAGATATTGTTGATATTGATGATGAAGATTTATCTACAACAATTTATGGTATTGTATCAAGTGTTACAATTGTTGATGGTGGTTCTGGATATGAAGATGGCGATGTTATTACAATTACTGGCAATGGATCAGAGGCCCAAGCTAAAGTTTCATCAATTAAAGAATCTCC